ACAGTGAGTAACACAGTAAGTATACAGTAGAACAACAGTACTTACACAGCTCGGCCAGACGGTAAAAAATCTGCGTCCGAAATTTTCTGCGAAAACTACTTCGTAGCTTGGGGCTTAAACCACTTCATGGCTTCTTGGCTAACTACTTGTATGCGTATGACATTTGTTTATAATACTGTGCGTAACTCACAAGCTCGTGATGCATTAACCTATGCACGATTGATTGAACTGTATGTGAGAGGGATTCATGTTGTGCAACTAGATGATGATACAATTGAGTTTGAACTTGCTAGTGACTGTACCTATGCATGTATACTGTTTAGTGATTGTAGTTATGTATTATCCGGCAAAAAAGAGTCATCTTTTAACTAACCATTAAACAAATGCTATTGCAACGCTATGCAATGTGTGTTAACGCATGGTTATAGAGAAACTGTTATTACACTAGTGCAATGTATCAAGTATAGTTCTACGCTATAAAGGTTACTACAAGACTACCATGTCTAGAGGTATTACCGCCAGCTGTAAAGGTTTTGTTTGTTGCAGACGGTGCAGCATATGAACCGCCACCGCCACCTTCGGAACTCCAAGGTGCTGAAGCGCCACCTGAGTAGCCTCCGCCACCACCTGCGCCGTTGGTGCCACCGCCACCACCACCGCCACCAAAGCCGCCCCAGCCTTGGCTTCCTCGACCTAGTAAGTTACTTGGCCAACCATAGCCGCCCCAGCTGCCTCCACCGTTGCCTGTGATGCCACCACCACCGCCCACGGTTCCGTTGGCATTGCCACCGCCATTACCAGTTGTACCGCCGCTGGCCCAACTTGTGCTAGATCCGTATTGAACAGGAGTTCTTGCGCCGCCTTCTTCGTTACCTGTACCGCTAAACCCACTTGGTGCGCCGCCTCCGCCGCCACCTGCTACAACTAAGAATGTTGGAGTTGCTTTTGAACCTTTTGCAACGAATGTACCGCCGCCGCCTCCGCCGTCGTATGTGTTGTTTTGTCCGCCACGTCCGATAGCTATGATTACAGTGTCATCTTTTTCAAGTGTAACTCGGGCATCAACAAAGCCGCCACGTCCACCTTGGTCACCCCAGTTGTTTGAGTTGCCACCTTGTGCGCCACGAGCCTGGAATCTATATATACCGTCTTTTGGCACAGTCCATTCTAAGAAACCTTGTGTTTGGACATTAAAGTATGCTGTGTCGTCTTTAATAGTATTGTCTGGCGTCATAGTTGTTATACTGCGATAATTGGTTAAAGAGTAACCAGCTGTGCTTATACTGTTGCCAGTTATAGTCATTGAAGCAAAATCATATAACTGTGGCTCAACTGGATTAATTGTTAGTATAGTACTTGCATTTCCAGAAGATATAGTAATTGTTTGTGGACCACTTGCGAGATAATCTAATTCAGTAAGGTCGTTGGTGTCTATTGATATAGTAAACTGACCTCCTGATGCTACATCTGTAGTTGTTCCTGTTCCACTAGTTGCTGTTTTAACTACAGCAGTATATCCACTAATGCTCCATGGTATACTAAACCCTGCATTGTCAGAATATGGAAGAGCAACTGTAATGGTTGCTTCAAAGGTATCTCCTTGATCATAAGAAGTTTCTGGAACCGTTATTGTAGTTTCGATTGCTCTAGTAGAGTAGTTATCAGGCTGTTGTCTGTATGTAAACACTTTACCAGCATCTGAGTTAGCTCCTACATCTAGTCTAGGTGCTGATGCAATTACCATAGCATCTGTTGCTTCTATTGCTGTACCAAATTCATCTGCGAATTCACTAGGAGAATTAATATCTGCTACCACTACCGGTGACGTTACATCTAAAGTAATTGCATATGCTTTACCTTGATTATTATTGAATCCAGGAGCACCTACCCATGCTAGTTCAGAATTAACTGCAACTGATGTTCCAAATTTTAAATCTAATATTCTTTCATCTTCGGGTGGAAGTATTAGTGTTGTTGCTAGATCTGATAGTCTTACAAGTCCTACTGTACCGATGCCTGGCACACCGACACTGTCGACATCTATAACACTATTTGCCGCACCTGCAATTAACCAATTGCTGTTTATTTGTAGCGAAGTGCCGTATCCTCCACCTGTAACACCAGCGACTGCTGGGAACGGTAACCAGTTTGCAGGCGGCGCTGAATTCATAGTTGATGTTGACATTGGTATAACAACACCTACTCCACTTCCTGCCCCTGGTGCACCTGTGTATATCGCTGTGCCGTCTGTAGTTAAAGCTAAACTTGTTCCAAAGTCATCGCCACTGTTACTGCCTGTTTCAACAGCAGTATCATATGCACCTGTGCTTAGAACAAATCTTAAAACTGCACCTATGCCAGCGTGTCCTTTAGCGCCAATATATAATTTATCATTAGCGTAATCCATTACAACAGCAGATCCAAAGAATCCGTCAACTTGTTCTCCGATAACTGCAACTGGTTGTGAAATAGTATGTACTAAAGAACCTGTAAAACTTTCAAATATAAAAACCTTACCAGCATTTACTTGGCCGCTGCTGCCTTCAGCTCCAGGTGAACCAACTGCAATATAAAAATCATTAATATCAATACTGTGTCCAAATAAATCTGCTGAAGTATTTGTTAATGGATTAGTTAATGTAAACAGAGCTTGTCCGTCTATAGTTTTAACATCAACTTTACCTTCGTTTAAACTTGATGTAGCAATAAATGATGTTGAACTTACAATCGATTGTCCAAACAATGCTGATGTAGTAGGCGTTGCTTGAGCAAACTCGTCAGCTGATGTTAGTGAAGGTGCTGCTGTTGCAGCAATGTTATCACTGCTTTGACTACCAGTACATACAAATGTTATATTGTTTACACTAGATCTACATACAATAGTGTCACCTGTTGACAATCCGATACTCGTTCTTTCAAGCGTGCCTTTGGGTAATATTTCAGTATTAAATTCTATCCAATTGGTATTATCATTACTATCTTTAATACCTATATCAAGATGGGTAGCAACAATATTTCGATTAACTACGTGTACTGTTACAATACTAAAAGCATCAGGATCAGTTAATTTGTATAGTTCGTAAAGTGTATCTGCTAGTATAGTATTTACACCACCTAATTTACCAATTTTCATTTTTCGTCAATCTCCGGGATAAGCGTATATGTTATTTATCACCAATACAAATTGCGTCTGAATACTTGAGAGAAAATAATGTACCTTCTCTATTATTATCAACATCCACATATATATCACAGCGACAATATACATCACCAGGCAGTGTCTGGCTATTTGATCTAACGTATACTAAATTAAATCCGTCTTGGTTACATTGTCTAGTAAGTTCTTCACCTAACTGTCTGCGAACCCACAGTGTTTCCATGTCTGTATCAGCATGTGTCCATTTATATTCACATTGTCCTAAATAATATCTCATGCATATATTTAGTTAAATACATACTTTATTCACTGCTTAAATTATTTAAAAAAGTTTTTAATTTTGTAGAATCAGCTTCGGCTTTTACTTTTCCTATACCTGATCCTTCTGAAGGATTAGATGGTTGATTGTTACCATTCCTTTTAATACTTTCCAATACACTACTACCGTTACTAGGTGCTGAACTATAACTATCTTGTTCATCCTCATCTAAATCTTCAATACGTAGTGTGTCTACATTAAAACTTAAATCAATCTTTTGTCCTACACCACTTGATGAACGTGTCTTCATAAGCTGGATCTGATAGCGCCCACGCTCACGCATAGCTCTACTAGTAAAGATACCAATCAAGTTATCTGCTGTATTGATCTTTGATATACCGCCTGAGATATGCGAGTGATCAAACTCAATTTCTTCTACGCTACTTCTGTTTAGCTGTGATGCTGTAACAAAGATAGTGTTAAGTTCCATAGCTAGGTTACGTAGCTCTTCTGACACGTACTTGTCTTTGACAAACAAGTTCTCTGCACTAATCTTTGCAGCAATTGGATGCATAAGATCCAAGTAGTCTACAAGTAATACATCTACCTTCTTGCCTGTTTTGATCTCATACTCTTTCAAATAACTTCTAATATCATTTGCATTCTTACCTGTGGGCATGTACTTAACTTGGAACGCACCTGATTTTTTACCAATAATACGCACTTTCATTTCAACATCGTCGATATTTTTAAACACATCACGACTTGGAATATCTGTAGTCATACTATCAACACGCATACTAACAAGTGCTTCTGAAAGTTCAAATGTCAAGTACACTACGTTAAGTCCTTGTAGTGCCCAGTTCAC